CTGCAGAACATCGGCTAAATTTAAGCTGAAAACCTGATTGGGGTTTAATCATTTAGGGTCTTTTTCCGGTAGGTATATTATGACGTTGCTAGTCTTCTGCTCGTTATCCTTTTCAAAGAACCCAACGTGTTTACCAAGGTTTTCCAATGCCTTTAGTTTATCCGTGGTTTTTACTTCTTTTTGATAACCGACAACAACTCCTTCGGATGTTATTTCGGTACTTTTTATTCCTGCGATAGCCATTGCTGTGTCATCGTCAAGATCGTGAACGTTTTTTAAAGCACCATTTTCATCGTATATTTTCCGTATATCGAAAGTAGCATGTTTCCTAAACTCATTCTTTATCATCTCTACCGTTACCTCAACCTTGTCAGACACTTTTGCCTTTAAAACTTTAAGATATTCGATTACTAAAGGTTTTATAAGGTTTTCGGCTCCTATTGCATGGGCTGTGTGTTCTGAATATCCGGCACGTATAGCGGCTTGCGTTCCGTTCAGATCAACAATATACTCCTCACAAAATTTCTTTTGCTTGTCCGTTAATCCGGTTTCTTTATCAATAGCCATTATGCGTTCTTATTGATTGCTTGCCCTGTTTTGATAAGATTAAATATATCGTAGTTCATTTCCAAAGCCAGCAATACTTGATCGGGCATTAACATAGGTATTCTTTTGCTTATAAATAACATCTCTTTTTGCAGCCGGGTGAATCTCATTTGCTTTTCGTGCTCCGGTGGCAAATCTGTTAATGGTGTTAGTTCGGGTTTATAAACACCATCAATGAGCTTTGTTTCGGCTTTGGGATATAAGTGTATGACCTTCTGAATTTTAACCATTTAACGGGATTATTTTGTTTTCCTTTGGGATTAAAATTTCTTTTGGCTTGCTCTTTAACTCATTAGCCCAAAATACCGCAGCTTGGTCTTCGAGATACTTAATCGCTAATACTGCGTTTCCTTCATCCATTTGTGATATATGGCTATTCATTAAATGAAGAACTTGGGCTACACCTCCGAAAAAAGCCTTTTTCGTTTCTGATTTTTGAACCGGATGCATTTTATCTTTTGCAATTCCGCACTGATCGAGGTAGAAGTCGTACTGTTTTTCTAAATTTAACGGCTCAATGTTCATTTTACAAAGATAGCAAAAGTTTTTAATTTAACAAATTTTAGGGTAGCATCTTATTTGTAGTACAATAGCGTATTATTTTAAATAAATCGGAAATACCGATTTTGTGGCCAAATTAACAACTCAATGAAATCAACTGTTTCAGCGTGTTATGCAAACCTAAATGATGAAGATTTTTTTATTAGTTTCTTTGCGCCTACCTTTTTATACCCATTATGAACTTTATTAAAAAGATTAAATCCTAAATAATTATAATATATGATTAAATGCTTTTCTTGATCTAAAGCGTCGCCTTTGTTGTCAAAAACGTCCAAAACAACAATAGAAGGCATTAAGTTATTTTCTATCAAAGATTTAATCCACTTATATTTTAACTCTGATTCAAACTCTACTACATGTCCGTGTAATCTTTTATTGATATTCTTATTTCTTGTTACTCCAATATATCTTATTTTGTTAGTTTTTGGACAAACAAGCGCATATATACTATAATTTTCTTTCATTTTTTTATTTCAAATATACCAATAAATACAGACGTTTTGTTATTTCTATTTAACATAATAAAAAATAGTTTGAAAATACTTTAAAATAAATTAGGAACCTATGTACTTAGGTACTTACATTTGTCCTATCAAATTAAAACAAACAAATTAAAACCCTTGCAAAAATGAAAACTACAAAAAAATTAAAAAACGTAAAAATTTTAAAAACTAAAATTGCTTATTTTGCTGGCAATCAAAAAGGAATGAAAGGTTTTGACACCGTTATCTTCAGGACTGCAAAAGGAGAAGTATATGAGTGCTCGTGGGGATTGAACATCCAATTGTCATTTGTTCTTGCTCACCCTGATAGATTATTTATGAATACAGGTCTTGGAAGTAATTACGAATTGATTTTTAAAAAATCAATTTTATAGTTCTTGCACTTGCAAGGTAGCAAGTGGTAAGCGAAGTGTTTGCAGAAATGCGATGACAGGTAAAAGTGGTTCGATTCCACCCTTCGCTCAAAAAAAATAATAGCTAAGTAACGTGAATTAACACGTACCAATGGGATTAGCGTTATTATGGAGGTTGCTAAACACCGCCCATGAATTAAAAAGAAAGCTACTCCAAGCGACATCAGCAAGGAAATAACACTACTATTGCCTATATTTGAGGCTTGGTATCGAATGCGAATAGTAGTGCAAACTAATAAAAACAAAATGAAAAAAGAACAAACAACAAAAACAAGAATTTGGTACGACTTTAAAACTACCAAAGTAAAACAGGCAGCGCAAATGTACGCACTAAAGAATGGCACTTCTATTCAAGCAATGATTGAAGAAGCTATGCAATCGAAATTTCCAAAACTAATAAAGCCATGATTTACTTTGGAAGTCAAAATATAAATCCTCCATCATTTTACGAAAAAGATGTTGAGGCTTCAGAAATGAGACGGTGCAATGAGTGTGATCGCTCTTTTAATGAAGAAGAAATGCACCACATAAGAGTTGCGAATCACTTTGTCTGGCGTTGTGTAGAATGTGATTATTAAATTGAAAACAATTTTAAATTAATGATATGATACAAATACAAAAATTGCACGAATCAATACACTCGATAGAGGAAAGGATAGAAACACTTCAAAGCATCATTGAAGATAAAGGTTCAACTGATTACGATGTTGCTTTAGCGATCACAAAACAGTGCAAATTGCAAAATGATTTAGACTTCTTTCAAACCGAATTAACTAAAATCGCAAACGCATGACAAACCTAGAATTTAAAATAGAAAAGGAAAGACAGCTAATCGCTCTTAATTCGGATGCTGTTAGAACCTCCGTTGTAGAACATGAAAGCACTCAGGAGATTGAGCAATACGCCTCTGAAAAAGGGTTGCACGTTTTTAATCCGTTTGAAGGATTCGAAAATGAATACAAATATTTCTCAGTTTCTTTTCCTGATAGCGGACACAGGATCGAGGTAAGATCAAAAGAGAAATGGAAAAAAGAAGTAACGCTAATCTCATACTAATATGGTAAAGGGTGATATGGTGCGGTGGGATGGTGAAGGTGTTTTGCCAACATACGGAGTAATACTATCAATTACTAATGAAGTTGCAAGGGTTGAATACAGTGATATTAATGCTCAGGAATACAAAGTAATACCAAAAAATATAAGTGAACTAACTAAAATCGGATCTAAATAATGGCAACAGTATTCCTAACTAAATCAGAAAATAAACCGCAAATAGGGTTTAATCATATTGCAAGCATGTCTGCTTATTGTGCTTCCTTAAAAGAGTTTTTATTTTCTAATGAGATTAACGATGTATCAAAAGAAATTGAGGTTACTAAAGAAATAAGAAATACCGAACAATGGTTAAAAGAGCAAACAACATGATAACACACTTACTATCGCTTATCCAGAATAAAATAATTCAGATAGGCAGAAACAGAAGAAAGAATAAAAACCATAAACAGTCTTTGAAGGACTGGAAGAAATCTCAAATATTTTAAAGTATGGAAATGAATTTAATTAAATGCGGTACGGAAGCTAAAACAAAATTAGCGGGAATGGATGCGATTGTAACAGCAATAAGCATACGGTTTAATAGGGCAACATACGAATTAAGCTACTTCTATAATGGCGAATACAAAACTGTATGGCTCGATGAAAGCGAGTTTGAAACAAGTAAAAATAAAAAATGCAAAATAGGTTTTAAAAATCACGATTAATAATTAAAAACTTAAAAACAATGGAAACAGAAACAACACACACAAATTATCCTTCTCGTTTTAAAATAGGGCAAGAAGTTGATTTAGATTTTGGCAACTCAAAGTATTTAAAAAATGTAAAGGTTGTAGGAATACACTTTACCGAAAGCAAAATAAGCTACGATATTTTAGTGCCTTATCAATTTAATGACGAGTCGTTCACCTTAGAAAAAGTTGACAGCACAGTAGTTGTTGACTGTATGACCAAATAAAAAAATCCCTCAGTTACTAGCTGAGGGAAGTATTAACCAAAATAAATAATAAGATGGAAACAAAATTAGAAAATCAAATCGACTTATCCAAATTAAGGGATACAATGCCCTACCAATGGAGGGTTCAATCATTCAGCAAACTAAAACCCTCTTGCACCTGTGTCGCTTACATAGATGCAAGGGACGTAATGAATCGCTTGGATTTAGTTGCGGGAGTTGGTAATTGGCAAGATGATTACAGAGTAATTAATAATCAGTTATTCGCAGGTATCGGGATTTATGTTAACGGTCAATGGATATGGAAGTGGGACACAGGAACCGAAAGCCAAACGGAAAAAGAAAAAGGTATTGTTTCGGATAGCTTTAAAAGAGCGGCTGTAAAATGGGGCGTTGGACGCTTCTTGTACGATTTGGCAATTCAATACTTAGATGCTAACGAAAAGAAAACCGATGGCAATTACCCTTATCCAATTGATGAACAAAGCAAAAGGGTTTGGGACGTTACAAAGTTTGTCAATGATAAAGTTGCTAAAGGAGCCACACCAAAAGCTTCACCCGCTGAAACAGCAAAGCCTATCGCAAAGGCAGACACAAAACTTGCTATTAATGAAAAGCAATTTGAAAGAATCCTAGAGAGAATGAATAAAGGGGAAAACGGAGTTTACGAAAACTCTTTAAAGGCTTTCATTTTTACCGAAGACCAAAGAGCCGAATTAGAATTAGCTAAATCAAATCAACCTATAATAACTAAATAAAATGAAATTAAAACTATATGAAATTCAGCAAGAGTATATAAGGCTCGCTGAGCAGCTAATTGATGCAGGTGGAGAGGCAACCGATGAGCTTTCAGAAGCTCTCGCAATTAACCAACAAAATTTAGAAACGAAGGGTACGAATTACGGCTTTATAGTAAAGCAAATGGAAAGCGAAGTTGATATTATTGATTCTGAAATATCCCGTTTAACAGCTTTGAAAAAGTCCCGCAGCAAATCTATTGACAGATTAAAAGAAACGCTCTCAATGGCTATGGAATTGTACGGTATCAAGGAAATCAAAACACCTGTTTTAACAATCAATTTCAGAAAATCGGAAAGCGTGGAAATTATAAACGAATCGCAGTTGCCAAAAATTTACATGGTTGAAAAAACAACTACACAACCTGACAAAGCAATGATAAAAGAAGCCTTGAAATCAGGAGCGGAAATTGAAGGGGCGATTTTAAAAACAAATAAAAATATCCAAATAAAATAATGAAAATAATTATTGAGGCTCAAATAGATGGAATAGCATCAAAGGTTGATGGTACTGTAAGTATAAAAATTGGAACACAGGAGCTTGATAAAAATTCAGCGGGCGACCTGTTTGGATTAAGAGGAAAGCATTGTAAGGTTCTTATTTCGGATTCAAACATAACCAAACTAGAGGAGGAGATTGTAGATAGTCAGCCGCTTGTTTCAGGAACAAAACACAAAACCGATAGCCAAAGATTAAGAGCCGTTTTATTTCGTTATGCAGAGCAACAACAAACGGATTTTGAATTATTTTATAAAACAGAAATGAATAAAGTAATTGAACATTACCGATCTAAACTGGACTAATGCGAGCATTCTTAAACACAATAGCCCTTAACACAGCGAAATATATTTTGGACAGGTTTTTACTTTACCCAATACTGATAGTGCTTTTGCTTGTTACTTATCTTCTTTTAGTTTGCATGAAAAAGTTAAATATAAAATGAAAGCCCCTACAAGAAAGTGTTTAGTGTGTAAAAGTAAATTTAAAGTTCTTTCAAATAGTCATTGGCTTTGCTCTGTGGAATGCGCTAAAGTAAAAGGAAATGAAGCGGTTGAAAAGAAAAAGGAGCAAATTAAAAAGAAGGATTGGACTAGAGAAAAAGCGATTATAAAACAAAGTCTTTTAAATCATGCGGACTACATAAAGTTATTTCAAAAGGTTTTTAATACGTTCATCCGGGTTAGGGACAAAGATTTAGGTTGCGTGAGTTGCGGCAGAATGAATGTTGAGGAATTTCATGCAGGGCATTACATAGCAACAACAAAACAATATTTAAGATTTAATGAAAATAATGTTTGGAAGCAATGCAGTCAATGTAACACGCATCTAAGAGGAAATCTAATACCATACCGAATTGAATTAATAAAAAGAATCGGACTTGAAGAAGTTGAAAATTTAGAAAACAACAGGAACAAAGAATTAGAATTAAGCATACCTGAAATAAAAGAACTAATAATTACTTATAAAACTAAAATAAAAAACTTATGAAAAAATCAATTAAAGAATTTTGCGAAAAACATAATATCACCGAAGATCAATTTTACGGAAGGGCTACTGTGGGCGGTTACCTTTACCTGCGAAGTGTTACATCATTGCCTGACGGTTTCAATCCTACTGTGGGCGGTTACCTTGACCTCGGAAGTGTTACATCATTGCCTGACGGTTTCAATCCTACTGTGGGCGGTGACCTTTACCTCGGAAGTGTTACATCATTGCCTGACGGTTTCAATCCTACTGTGGGCGGTTACCTTTTTACAAAAAATTCAAGAAAAAAAATAGGAGCCAATGTTGAAAGACCGAAAATAAATAAAAACTTTTTTTGGAAGAAGAATAAAACATACGCTCGTATTGATGGAATATTCTGTGAAATATTAATAGAAAAAGAAAGCAAGGGGTATGCCATTTATTCCGCAAAAAAAGTAAACAAAGAAGAATACTTTTTTATCGCCAATAAAGACAGCTTTTGTGCTCACGGCAAAGACCTAAAAACAGCGATCAAGGATTTAGAATTTAAAATAGTTGCCGAAAAGCTAAAGAAAGAGCCGATAAAAAAAGATACAGTTTTTTCAATCATGTATTACCGCACATTAACGGGGGCTTGTGAAATGGGCTGTAAGTCTTGGATGCAATCAAATAACATTCCTTTGACTGACAAAGAAGGCAACGAAACAACCATTAAAGCAGTTGATCTGTTGCCACTTCTTAAAAAATCAAACGCTTACGGGTATGATAAATTCAAATCATTAATCACTTTTTAAAATGAAACACGAAATAAAAAACCTTCTCTATTCCGATAACCTCGAAGAAAGTATAGAGGAATATGCAGAAGAAAAAGTATGTATGGCAGTTAGTAGAACTGTTTTAATGATGGTAGGGTTGGGAGTGGTAATTTATTTAATTATTGGGTAATGGAAATAAGGGAAAATATTACGCTTTACGTTTGCGATTTCTGTAAAAAGAAATTAATAAGGAAACATGCGATGGTTAAGCATGAATTTATTTGCTCGATGAATCCTAAAAATCATGCGGCGTGTTCGGATTGTGTTTTTTTAATAGAAGGGCAAACGGAGGTTCACAATGAAAACAATGACGGCTATGGTGTTCGTGGTGTTATACAAAAGACATTCTATTGCGAAAAGTTAAATAAAAATATGTACCCATTTAAAGTTGTAAGAAAAGGGTTGCTTGAAAAATACCCTGAAACTTTTGAAGGAATGGAGCAAATGCCGAATAATTGTAGCGATTGGAACTATACAAAATAATGACTTACGAAGACTGTTTAAGCCGAGTAAAGAAAATAAATTCAGATTTAGTTGATCTCGGATTTAGCTCAGAAGAAATTGAAAAGTTTTGGGTTGATATTTTCGATCAATGTGAAAAACAAATAAAACTATTTTAATATGCACAACACAGCCTCTACATCAATAGAAAATTATCACTTTAAAATAAAAGGTGAGCATGAAGATAAAGAGAATGAAAGAGTTCTCGATGCTGTCAAGAGACTACAGCCATGTACCGGTAGGGTTATCTGGCAGAGCTTAAATAAAGAAATAGAAAACAGTTCAATAGCTCGTTGTCTAAATAATTTAAAAAAGGGAAACAAAATAATAAGTCCTTATTCGGATAAATGCCCTGTTACAGGAGTTAAAGTTCAGTGGTATGTTACAGTAGATAACGGACAAACAAAATTGTGTTAACATGAAAACTATTGATCTATTTGGAAAATAATATAAAATAATAGTTTGTATTGAAACTATTATTATATTTGCAATCTAAATTAACCAAAACGCCAGATGAAATCAAAAACAAATATTTAAAATATTAGCACCGATTCTTATCGTTCCCACTACTGGCGTTTTGGTCGATTTGATGAGGTGCTAAACCTTTTTTATTATCAACCAAAATATAAATCAATGAGCGCAGAAACAGAAATACAAAACTTAAGAGACAGAATTACAGAGGGGTTACCCGAATTTTCCAGCATGGTAGATCAGGAGAAATTCGAGTTGTTTATGGAAAACTATTCACGGTTCCCCCTTGAAAAATTTGAAGAATTTTTAAAACCATATAAACTATGAAAACAACAAAAGAAGTCGGTTCCGACATTTTAAAAGCAAAGGATGAATTAAAATTCATTCGAGAACAAAAGGAGAGTAAAGGCGAAAAAGCTTTGTCTGCCAAAATAAAAACAATGCGTTTGGCTAAAAACTATTTAGAGTTCAAACAGGCTACTATCGAGGCTGTGAAATCTCAAAAAGAAACCGTCACCAAACATTTAAAGATTAACAAGGATAGGTACAAAGAGTATCAAAATAAAAATCCTAAAATAAAAATTGATCGTGAAATGTTTTATAAAAATTGCGACATAGATAAGAAAGAAATTTCTAAATGGAATTCTGAATTGAAATTTTTAAATTATTTGCTTTCAAATGGATAGAATATATCATAGATATGAATTTTGGGAGGATCATAAAGCCGGGTTTTATGATAATATTTCCGGTAAAAACAAGGACGAAATGATTAAAAAGGTTGTTGAAATGTTTTCGTCCGCAGAGTTGACCGAAAAATTTATGTTGTCTGTCATTGAGAACTGGACTTATTCGTGTGAACATAATTTATCTAATCCGGCTTTAAATAAAATAGCGTACATAGGTCAATCTGCGTGTTGCTTATACGCAGGCGTTCCATCTACTATAACAATGTTTGCATGGTCGCTTGTTGAAGAAAAATACAGAAAGCAAGCGGACAAAATAGCGGAATCGGTTTTAAAAAAATGGGAGTTACAACAAGAAAATAAACAAGTATGCCTAAAATTAGATTAGATAAAAATGTTTACGAAGCAGCCAAAGAAAGGGTTTGCTTTACGTTTGATAACTTTGAAAAAATATATTTAAGTTTTTCGGGCGGAAAAGATTCTACCGTAATGCTACATATTGTTATGGATGAAGCTATGAAAAGAAACAGGAAAATAGCCGTAATGATTGTTGATTTGGAGGGTCAATACAAGTTTACGATTGAGCACATGAATTCGTGTATTGAAATGTACAAGGACTATATTGACCTATATTGGGTGGCGCTACCTATTCATTTGCGAAATGCAGTTAGCGTTTTTGAGCCGTTTTGGTTGTGTTGGGATACTGATAAAAAAAATGATTGGATAAGGGAGCAACCAAAAAACTCCATCACAGACATAAATTATTTTCCGTTTTTTCGTGTAGGAATGGAATTTGAGGAGTTTGTGCCGGAGTTCGGCGAATGGTATTCAGAAGGCAAAACGACTGCTTGTTTAGTTGGAATAAGAGCCGACGAAAGCCTTAATCGTTATAGGACAATTGCGAGCAATAAAAAAATAACCTTTCAAGAAAAGCAATATACCACTTTGGTAACTGAAAATGTTTTTAATGTCTACCCAATTTACGACTGGACTACCGAGGATATTTGGATTTATCACGGTAAAATTAAAAATAAAAGACACAATCAGTTATATGATATAATGCACAAAGCTGGCTTGTCGATTCATTTACAAAGAATTTGCCAACCATACGGTGACGACCAAAGGAGGGGCTTGTGGCTATTCCATTTGATCGAGCCGGAAACATGGGCTAAAGTTGTTGCAAGGGTTAATGGGGCTAATTCAGGTGCGCTGTACGTACAAGACACCGGAAATATAAATGGTTACGGAAAAATTACAAAGCCTCAAAATCATACTTGGAAAACCTTTTCTGAATTAATACTAAACACCCTTCCGCAAAAAACAAGCGAACATTATAAAAATAAAATATACGTTTTTATTAAGTGGTGGGAAAAGAGAGGGTACGAAACTGGGATTCCTGACAACGCTCCGTCTATACTTGAAAGCAAGGGGCTTGTGCCGTCTTGGAAAAGAATATGTAAAAGCCTTTTAAGAAATGATTACTGGTGCAAAGGGCTTCATTTTACGCAACAAAAAACAGCAGCGTATGAAAAGTATTTAAAACTAAAAAAACAACAAAGAGAAATAAATAATTTTTCATTATGAAAACTAAAATAGACTACGATTACATTTTAAAAAGGATGCAAGATTTCGCAAACGAGATTTCAGAATTCGATACACCGGAAAAGGTTGAGCTTATAAACTCTGTTAAGTTAATGTTTCATGAAATAAGCCCTTTCAAATCGGAGCCAGTTGATTGTGTTTTATGGGTAAAAAATGAAACTGTCAAAGCAAATGATTACAACCCCAATTCGGTTGCCCCTCCCGAAATGGAATTGCTTAGGCTCTCTATTTCTGCGGACGGATACACCCAGCCAATAGTTTCAATGTTAAATGAAGACATGGAAAGCAGAGAGGTTATTGACGGTTTTCACAGGAACAGGGTCGGAAAAGAGTGTGAAGAAATACAAAAACGTGTTCACGGGTATTTACCTGTGGTTACAATAAACACCGACAGAACACAAATAAATGACCGGGTTGCTTCCACAATAAGGCACAATAGAGCAAGGGGGAAACACAAGGTTGAAGCCATGAGCGACATTGTTATGGACTTGAAAAAACGTAACTGGTCGGACGAAAAAATAGCAAAAAATTTAGGAATGGATGCGGACGAAATTCTTAGATTGTGCCAAATAGGTGGATTATCCGAACTGTTCGCAGACAAGGAATTTTCAACAGCTTGGGAAGCAGAAGTTTATTCAGGTGAAAATATTGAATCAAATGATTGATCTACCAATAAAAGATAAAAGAGGCAATAGCTACTTAAGCTACTCTGCTATATCTTTATTTTTAAGTGATAAACAGGCTTTTTACAGGTCTTATATCCTAAAAGAACCTTTTACGAATAAATACATCGAGTTTGGCAGCAAGGTTGGAAAGGCATTAGAAACGCTTGATTTTACCGGGTTTGAAAGCTCTGAAATAGAAACATTAAAAAAAGTTACAAGGCTCGATATTTTTGAAAGAAGAACAATTTTAAGGTACGAAGACTTTTATGTTATAGGATTTGTCGATACTTGCAAAAATGATTTATCTGAAATTATTGATTACAAAACAGGCGGAAAGGATAAAGAGTTTCAGTATCAAAACAGCGACTACACTCAATTACATTATTACGCTTTATCTATTCGTCAGGAAACCGGAATAACACCAAAATATGCAAGTGTTGAATTTATAAGAAGATTCGGAAACATGTATAAAAACATTCCACTGTCAGTAGCTAATGAGCCTCCAATAGTAATAGAAGTTGATATTTCAGAAATCAGATTAAAAAAAGTATATTGGGAAACCATAAAAATTGCAAAAGATATTGAAAAATATTATTTATATATGAAAAACAATGGCAGAAGATAAAAAAAAAGTAATTGTTTATGCTGACTGGATTTATAAATTTGAGGCTCTTGAAGATTCGGAGGCTGGCAGGTTGATAAAGCATTTTTTTAGATACATAAACGATTTAAGTCCAGAATACCCCGATAGGATAACTGAAATATCGTTTATTGATATTCAGAATACTTTAAAAAGAGATTTAAAGAAATGGGAAGAAAAAAGCCCTGCGCGTATTGAAAAAGCAAGGATTGCAGGAATAGCAAGTTCAGAAGCACGCAAGTTGAAAAATGAACTAAACCTAACTACCAAGTTGAAAAGCGAACTAAAACAAACTAAATCAACTGTAAGTGTAAATGTAAGTGATAGTGTAAATGATAATGTAATTGTAAATGATATTCTTTTAAAAAAAGAAACAAAATTTAATTTTAAGAAAAATTTAATTGAATACGGATTTTCAGAAAATTTGGTTAATGATTGGTTGATCGTTCGGAAAAATAAAAAAGCATCAAATACAGAAACAGCATTTAATAGTTTTATTGCGGAAATTATGAGTAGCAAAGATCCAACGGTAGACTTAAATTATATTTTAAAAATTTGTTGCGAAAAAAGCTGGAGCGGTTTTAAATGGAAATGGATTGATAATTTAGAAAAACAAAATAACAATGGAAAATCTACCGGAAAAACAGAACAAGTCTTCACAGGAGTTGGTAAAGTCGCAGAATATATTAAGCGAATTGAAGATCAACAATGATGTTGAAAAGGAAATTGCCGCAGCTTGCTTAACACCTTCTATTTTTAATTTTCCTCCAAAGGGTGAAAATAGTTTTTTAAACAAAATGAATATTTTGATAGGCAGGACTGTTTTGAATTGTGGATTTAAGGATATTTCAGATCAAACAGGAGCAACAATATTTGAGTTATGCGATGAGATTAAAAAAAGATTCAAAACAATAACCTTTGAACAAATTGAACTAGCCTTTAAAAACGGATGGCAAAAAGAGTACGGCGATTTTATGGGTTTAAGCAACGCAACATATATCGGGTGGATAAAAGGGTTTTTAAATAGCGAAAGCACGTTAAAAGTTAAGAAAGCTATTCAGGAAGCTAAAAACAAACCTGCCACTAATCCCGAACCAACAAAGGAAGAACAGGAGTATATAGTTTTGCAAGGTGTTTTGTTAACGTTTGATACCCACAAAAACGGAGGAACAATTTTAGATCCCGGTAATTATGTTTACAATTTTCTTGAAAAGAAGGGGTTTATCAATTTAACGATTGAACGCAAAAAAGAGATTTTGAATTCTGTTATAGCAAAAATTAGATTAAAAACATTAGAAAATAAAAACAGAACGGAAACGATTGAGTCTGCATTAAAAAAAGCGCTTGATGAAAGCTTAGTAAAAGCAGAGTCAAGACGTGAAGCTCTAAGGGAATATTTTAACACCCTTATAGAAATGGAAGTAGATATAAGAGGTGTGTTGGAAAATTAACGGTTTGCGGCGATAGGAATTATTAACTAAAAATAAATATAAAAATGAAAAACTATCAAATTACAATCGGCTACAAAGCAGTAGTATGTGTTAATGTAAAGGCATCAGATGAAAAAGAGGCTAAAGACATTGCAGTAAAAAAGTTCGCTAAAAAGAAAGATAAAATTTACGGAAATGGAGTTGAATTACAAGACGATAATTTCAAAGCCGATGGAATTTTAGACATGGGCGCAACTTGGAATATGTATAATAAGTAACCTGTGCGGTTGGGTGCTATTGAGCCTAACGGCCGGTGCTTGGTGCAGTTGCCGAAACGAAAAGTTGAACTGAAAAACTAAACTAATTATGAAAGATAAAATTTCTACTGAAAACGATACGGCAATTGCTCCAAACACTTGTTATGAGAAGCCTATTTTTTCTCGTGTATGGGAAATGCCAAATAAAAACACATTTGATATTAAATGTATCAACAAGTTAATTCATAAATACCATAATGAAAACGTATTAAGTATTGACCCTTTTTCAAATAAAAACAGAATTGCAAAAGTAACAAATGACCTTGACCCCGAAATGGAAGCGGATTTTTGTTTAGATGCAATTGATTTTTTAAAAACATTTGAAGATGAAAGTGTAGATATTGTTTATTACGACCCACCATATTCTCCAAGACAGGTAAGTGAATGTTATAAAAAACTTGGTAAAACAGTAAATATGCAAACTACACAATCAAGTTTCTGGGGAAATATGAAAAAGGAAATTGCAAGGATTACAAAGCCAAATTCAATTGTAATTACTTTCGGATGGAACACAAACGGAATTGGAAAAACAAAAGGATTTGAAATTATAGAAATATTACTCGTAGCACACGGAGGAAGTCATAATGATACAATATGTGTTGTTGAACGCAAACTTTATACGCTGTTTGGGTAGGTTTCTCATAACGTTTTGCAGCTTGCAGCCGTTTTCTTCAAATGGCTTGCAAGGTGCTGTTATAAGCTGGCACGGTAAATTAAACGATAAACCTAAATAAAACGAAAATGCAAACACACAAATTAAAAACTATCAATCCATATTTTACAGCTGTATGGAGAGGCTTCAAGAAATTTGAGGTAAGGAAAAATGACCGTGATTTTAAAGAGGGCGATAAGGTTCATTTATTAGAATATGAAGCCGAAAACGATAATTATACAGGGAGGGAAATACGAGGTGAAATTACTTATGTGCTGAAAGATTATGAAGCCGTAAAAGATGGATACGTTGTGTTTGCATTCACTAAGAATACTCACATTGCTAACGGAGAGGTACAGTAGTGCTTGCTTATAACTACATGATAAGTACTATAAAAATATAATGGAAACAGAATCAGCATATTATAAATTCTTAAAGAGTAATTATTTCCCCATTTTAGAAGAAATAAAAAGTAAAATTGAAGTCAATGGTAAAGATTTTACCCAACAACAATTTGCTGAAATATTCAAAGTTGATCGGAAAACATTTGAGAATTTTTATAATGGAAAGTTGATCCGATTTGATTTATTAATAGAACTAGGAAAAATGTACGAATTTGAATTTAACTTTTATATAACTTAACCCATGACACTACACAACTGCACACTAAGAGTAATAGAAGGAAAGTATTTTATTGATTGCTATCCAGAGGGAAAACCTGAATTAAAAAATGTTTATCAACAAAGTATGATAGGGATGAAGTTATATTTTAAAGGAAAAAAGGAAAAATGGATTGACTCCAAACAAACCATTACTGTCCATCCTGATAGCGTGGAAGCGTTTAAGAAACTAGCGTATCAAGTTTTTTATATTGATCTGAAAAATAATTATGGATTTGATAATTTTATAAAACAAGGCATTTCAATCCCCGGTGAGAATGTTGAAGTAGATTATTTTCCTAACAAAAGCTATCCTATAAGAGGGCAAGACCATACATTGTACGCCTTCTTTTCTCCTGCTAAAGTAGAGAAGTATGAACATCGAAATTGTAGAGAATTACCTGAAAGTCAATGTCAATCTTCCAATTCTAAAATAGAATTAGAATCTGCACAGACTAATCAGGAAGAGTTGTGGGATAATATAGTTTATGAAGACATTCATGATATGAAAGACAAATACCAATTAATTGATTGGCTAAAGAAAAATTATAATTCACCAACTAAACTATAACCCATGACACACACTATCTACATAAAAACAGAACTTACTCCTGAGGTTATCGAAAGTTTACAGGAGGGAATAAAGTATTTTGTAATCATAAATAGTACGGATAAGGAATTTGCTTTTAAATCTTGGATAAAAGATAACTCCAGCATTTACACCCATATTCTTTTACCAAAAGAGATAACAGAGCAGGAGATTGAATCGGAAGGGTTAAAATATTATCCTGTGGATATAATGCCAAAGGATGCAGGTGGAGCAATGGTTGACGTAAATCAAAATGAACGTGAACTATTTATTGAAGGTTATCGGGCTGCTTTATCTATGCCTATTAATAAAGGAGGGACAAATGAATAAAGAAGAAAAACGTCAGGCAACAATTGCTTTTGTAAAATTGTTTAAAAATCCGATTTATAATTTTGGAGGAATAATAATTTGGGTAATCATACTATATTTAATTTTCAACTAACACCCCTACACCTAATGAAAACAGATTTAAAGAATATATATATTGAACCCTTTTCAGGCGACTGGATTGATAAAGTGTATTGTGTAATGATTTGGATTTGGACCTTAATAGTTGTTGCCGAAATAAGTGTTATTATTTTTGTTGTAATAAAATTGCTCACACTTATATTTTAACCCATGAAGACAGATATTGAGATATTACTAGAGCAAAGATTTACGCTTGGAAATAACGATACATTAATTCCAATTATTGTAGTTCAAAAAGCCATGCAAGAAGCAAGAGAGGATGAAGCAAAAAAGTATAAAAAAATATTAGAGGAAAATAATCATGTAATTAAAAGTTGTAAAGTAGCATTTCAATTAATTTATGAAGAAAACCAACCCATAACTTGTTCGACGGCTAAGAGCCAATTAAATCTAATTGAACTATTCAAAAATAAACCAACAGACAATAAACCAAATGGGTAAGATCGTAAAATATTATTTTCCTAATCCCGAAGCAGAGGAAAGGAAAAGCAACATTGACCAATTAAAGAAATTAATTGATTGGCATATCCCGGAAAATAAAAAGTTTGTAATTAATAAAATAAAAAATGAGCAATGAAAAAAGTGATAATAATTTCAATAATGTTAATTTATGGATGCGGATCTAATAATAATAAAGAAAGAATAGTTTGGATGAGTAACTCATTGGATAAGCCTTTGTGGTCTATTACAGTACTCGGAAACGACACAATTATACAAGGAGATAAGGATGCGGCAATTAAAAATTTAATGAATCATCATTGGATCACCCCTTAAAAGCTCTTATGTAGCAATAGCCAATAATTGAAACTATCAAAAGAATTATGCTGATCCATGTCCACCAACGGCAAAATATATCGGCTTTTTTCCTATGTTCTTTTTCGCATGGCAACCATTTAGTATCAACTTTCAAGTGGTAATTTGTTTTTTCAATTTGCAATCTTTTAATTATATCAATCAAAGAATCGGTAGCGCATTTGAATTTTATCCTGCCACCTTTAATATCAATACTTGACGTTAAACCGCTTTTCTTTTTCTCGGAATGAAATACTACATCGGGCGGAAGAAAGTTAAATGTCGTGTCGAAAACGATCTCTTTGTATGGTCTAAAAATCGTGTCATACAAAACCAAAGTATCTGTTTTTACCCAAACGCTATCCTTTGTGATTGGCGGATATTTTTCATTGCACCACTTTTGTGCCGAGCAACTCGATAAAAATAAAAGGATAAAAAATATTTTAAACAGTTTTTTCAGGGTGTTCAATTTGTCCGATGAATTTAGTAATGAATTTAATTATTGATCCACCTGCCATACACCATTTAGCAACCGTTAAAAGGAATGCAGGCATTGCGAAATTTGTTATACCGTTAGCTTCTAACATTGCAGGAAAAGCAATAATGCCAGCTCCAATAGCTGCTAATAACAAAGATATGTCGCCTAATATTTGCCAAAATTTAGGAGTATTGTTTTTGAAAAATTGGCTTACGCCTGCGATTGTTTTCATGTTGTTTGGTTTTATGGTTTAACTACTAAAATGTTTTTTAATCCTGTCCACCTAAAATCGGTATGCAACCATGTTGAAGCGATGGACACGTCTTCAATTGTTGTAACTCCGTTTGCCATAAATTCGGCTTCGTTTGCTTTAATTATTTCGTGAATCTCTTTGTAATCCGCCTCCATTTTTGTTCCATCATTCATCACGATAATAATATCACAATCAAAAGCATTACAGAACCTGTGTTGACTTTCTTTTGCTCCTTGTAAACAATCCGGAGAACGATAACCTCTGAAATGATAAGGCCCTCCTGTATGCCAATTATTAATAACGATAAGAACGGTTTTTACTTTGTCGTTCCCTAGCTTATTTTTATAGTAGGATGTTAAAAACGATTTTAAAAACTCGGCATACTTTACAGCTTTTTGACTAATAAAATATATTGATCGATCACCCCAAACATCATACGTTGATTTAGGAACAAATTCTTGTGCTAAAAAATTTTGACTAATTTTCATTTCTTCTTCTTTTTCCTATTTAATTTTTCCTCTCTCCACCATTTACGTAATGTATACCCAATGGTTATTGCCGCTACCAAAGCCTTTATTAATATATCAGCATTAGCAAATGAAAATATGAAAGCTATGCAACCCATTGATATTACTTTAAAATAATCAATATTATCAATTAATCTGTGTATCATAACCTTATAGTAAAATTGTTTGTTTCAAAATATCCGTTTAATTCTGCTTTTTCTGCTTCGGAAAAAGTCATGTTTAATTTATTTATCAATGACAAAACAGTTTGCTCTTTAGCGTTTCCATTTACTCCATCCGAAAGCGTTGTTGTTAGTGCTGAAAAGATGGTATGGTTTATTGTTTCATATTCCAAAACAGCCCTTTGAAATAATGTCGAATAAAATAAAGAAGTTTTCAAACCCTTCCAATTAAGTTCTAAAACAACTGGCAAAGAGTTTTTATATTCTTCATGTTCCGCTTTGGTTTCAAAATAATAATAATTTTCATTGTCATTTGTAACCGCATAAAATTTGCCTTCAGGAATATTCTCAGGTTTTCCGTTTATATTTTTTATTGTTATCATAATATTTTGTATGAGAAATTAAATGAATAACTAATATTTGCTATGGATACAGGTTGGCCTCTAAAAATAACTCTATCATTTGTAAAATCGGCAGTTATCCCAAAGACATTAGCGCCGGCCACATTACTAAAAGTGATAGCTGAGCCTGCTAAATCAGCAGCAGCAGCAAGATTAGAAGCTATGGGAAGACTCATTCCTAGCACTGTATTGATAGCTGTTGTTGTTACATCAATATCAACCTGGCCCCAAACAGTAACTGTGTTTCCTATCCTATACCAATTAGTAACATAGGCTGTGCTTGCAGCTACGTTTGTTGTGTTAAAGAGTGTCGGAGTATAGCTTCCTTCTTTGATTTTAGAATCAATATATTCGGTAGTTGCTATTTTGCCAGAACTATCATTTGCTGTTTGTGTCGGAGCTATCGGACTACCTGTTAATGTTGGCGAAGCACTATAAACTATATTAGTTGTATTAGTTCCGGTGGTTCCTGTTGCTGTATTAAGATAGTTTAATTGTGTGCCTGTACTTGTTACCGATGTTGCCCCTAAAGTAAATGGAGTTGGTATAGTTGCTGTTCCTGTAAATGTAGGGCTCGCTATTTTTGCGTAATCATCTAAAGAACCAATAAGAGCAGGCATTTGAAAACGAGAGCTAGTTGCATCATCATAACGCAATGTTATCACAGCGGTACTTGATGCCATTTTAGCATATATCTTTATTACTATTCTATCTGTTGCGAGTAGCGTTACCGCTGTTGTAAGTGCGGCTGTTGCATCCTGTTGAACTACTGTATTGACTGATGTTTGTGAAGTATTATCTGAGGTAGCTAAAAGTGTTTCTGTGCCTGCTAAAACTTTTTTATAAATCTCATAATACATATAATAATTATTTGCTCCCGCTGTTTTTTGAGAATCAAAATGAGCAGAAAATAAGCCAATAGGAATAGTTGTAGTGTTCGGGTATCCGCTGTTTGTTGAAAAAGTTCCTATTAAATCACCTGTTGTTGTTGCAGTTACTGTTTGAGTTGCTACCGCTCCAACTGTATATAACGGTAATGAGAGAGCCTGCTTATACACTCCACCCCAACTCGAGGCGGCATCTACCAACATAAAAGTCAATGAAGCTGCTGAGTTCTGTGTTATATACGTTCTTACCGCTTTTTGAGTTGGATAAAGTGTGTCGCTATTTGCAGCGAATGTTCCGTCGGTACTTTTATTTGCTAAATCTTCTTTGAGATCAATTCTGTTTGATAAAGAAGAAGTGTCTGTTCCGGTCGCAGTTAATGTGCCGGCACTAAATGATAATCCACTACCAACAGTAACTGGTTTTAAATTTTTTGAATCGTCCCAATAGGCTAATTTTGAAGCAGTAGCTTGGTTGAAACTATATAATGGAGCATCAAAATTAATTTTCTCGGTACTTGAAATATAATTTTCAGTGGAGTCTATTTGTATATGCCCATTCTTCCCTGTTATGGCATAATCTAAAGACGATTTTTCAGATGAAAGAGCTATATTCCCTTGAACTGTTCCATTGTTATATTCTTGATAAACAGCATCGCCGGTTACACTAACATAAGCAGTATCACCGTAGAATAGGCCATCATTTGCCCCTCCATCCATAACCAATAATGTTCTTCTATTTGTTGATGAAATTATTTTACCTGTTGTTAATTTAACGGTATCTCCATTTTGAAAAATCCAGCTATCAACGGATGTCCCTCCGATATTAACAGGCATAAATGTTGATGTAGGATTGACTGATGCTGTGGTTCCTATTCCTATAACATTCCACGCAGCGCCTGTCCAGCTTAATTCAGCGCCTTTTCCTGTTAATAATAAACCACCCGGTGAAAGTGTAAAAGAAACAGATCCTACATTTCGTATAAAAATAAATTTACCCGATGCTGCATTTGTAAGATTCGGGACTGTTAATGTTTGTCCGGCTGTAGTTTGGTTGATATTAAATAAGCTAACAACATCAACTGTTGTTGCTGCTGTTCCTATCGATCCGCCTGTTGGTTTATCTGCAATAACCTTTCCTGTCGCTTGTCCGAACATTAAAGCCGGAGCCAATAATAAAATAAATAATAATTTTTTCATGTTTGTTATTTTAAAATACCCCTAAATCTTCTGTTATTTGCATTCCTGTTTGATCTATTGTTTGCTTCCACAAATGAGGTATTGCTGCGTTATCAACAAAATACCCAGTCGCTTTTGGTGTCAACAACTCCCATCTTGTATTGGTTAAATCATACATTAAAACTATATCGCCAATCAAATCTCCCGGAAATAATTTAACTCCTCCATTTTTAGTAATTGTTCTTGCTGCTAATCCATTAGGAGCGAAAGTCGGAGCGTTGACTGTATTTGCGCCCAATGTCCTTAAAAATAAAATCTTTTTATCTATCAACGTAGGAACAGGCGAATACGTGGCTGTGATCGCATCTACCGTTCCTGTTGCTGCTGCTGATAACCCTAAATTTATATCCATTACAAACTAATATTTACTATTTCAGCATCTAAATCACTTGATACTGTTGTGCTGTTTAAAACCCCGTCTAAATAAACATTTATTGTTCCGCCTGCGCCGCCCCCACCAAGCCCGGCAATAACACAATTTTTTATACTCGTTGGTAAATTGTTCACCCGGTCAATATTCATTTGACAGGTATCAATTGCATCTGGATTACAAGTATCTGAATAACTATCTTTAATTTCAAAACTCATTTTAAAGCCGGAATACCTCCGCATTAAAAATTGTTTCAATTCCTGCGTTAACCCATTATATTTATCAAATATCTTTTCCGGTCTTGTTTCAGTTGTTAAATTTTCGGCTTCATAAAATTCTAAAACATTTACAACATCCTGAATTAACTGACTTGTAAAATCGTGGGTTAAAGTATCATCAATTAAATCTAGGTTGCACCAAAATACGATTGAGAAAAAGCAGGTAATCTCATCATCATTTTTATTTATTAAAGTTGGTCGATCAACTTCAAAAAAACAATACGCAGCCACAGAAGCATCCGGTCTAATATCAAAATGTTCTTTGGTTCCGTCATTGGCTTGTATCTGCGGATAAATAGTTTTTAACTCTGAATTTATTCCAGCCTTTGCAATATTGTACGCACGATCTAACCACGCTATATCAGTTTGTAAAGCAACCTGTAATTTTTGCGCTACCGAATACTCCAGTCTTGGAGAATCAAAATAAGGCGGTATGTTTGGTAGCGTAATTGACATTTTTATTTAATTTTACATACAACGAAATCTCTCAAGCCTTGAATATGCTGGTTTAAACTCCACAGTTACGGGAGCGCACTTACTTGTTTTTATCCAACGGGGCTCATAAGCCGAAGTTCTTTTTACTTCTTTTTGAATTATTTCCTGTGGATTATTTGATGAATAGTCTGTAATTAAAAGTTTGTCAGATTGTAAAGCGTAGGTTTTAATTATATTGTGAACCCAAGCCGGAACAGATCCAATAGTTAGTGTATATTTTTCCTCCTGAATATCTTTTACATTTTGGATCTCTCCATTTCCGTATTGAATTTGTTCATCTTCATAAGAAGAAATCGGGTAGCCAAAAATGGAGTTGGGTAAACGAATTTGTGAGTACCAGTTTAGCCCCGAAAAGTCTAACACTTTTTTATCGTTATCAATATCTCCGATTCCGCTATTTAAGTACCATTCAAGACGAACGGTGTTATCTTTTATTCCACACCCAAAAGTTTGTAAACAATAAGTACGTGAATAACTTATAACACTTCCCATTGGATTTGTTTCGGTTATTTTTATTCTATACTCACCCTCTCCAAACGAATCTAAAACAACAGACCAATATAAAACTATCCCGGCATAGCTGGTAAAATCAAGTGTGCCAAGTGCGTAGTACTCTCCGTAAGTTTGGTCTGTTATTGTTGCTTGATCTGTCCATGTTCCACCAACTTTTTTTTGAATAACAAAAACAGCAACAGTAGTCCACGCTTCAAACATTGCCAAAATAGAAGATTTGTCATTTTCTAAATCCAGTCCCGAAGCATTGGCAAAAACAGGAATAATAAAATTACAATCAAATTTATTGTCATCGCATTCCGGGAATGGAGTAGTACTTCCTGAGTCTACAAGATTGAAAGTAACGATAGCTTTTTGTCCTATTCCTGTTGGCATTTTTTAAACATAATAAATTTTATTTTAAAAATCGTATGTAATAGCAGCGTTATCATAATTATCCGAGTTAGTTAACGCGGTTACTGTTATTGTTTTATTTGTTCTACAATGTGTAGCTACTAAAGATGAAGCAGCGGTTTCTCCTATACTTTTCCCGGTTCCTGTTCCGATTAAAGTAGAACTATAAACTATTCCGTTTACATTATTTAAAGCTGTTTTATCGGCTCCGGTTACAACCCAAACGCAGGTATCCATTAACCCTGAGAAACTTCCGCCCCATTCGGTTCCTCTCATTTTACAATGAATTACCGCCCCTTGAAAAGCACCACCGTTACCAGCAAAACTTTGGCTCCCACCTACGCAATGAGTAAAAGTTCCGGCAACAGTACCTCCGCTTCCAAAACAATTTAAAAGCCCTGTACAATAATTAAAAGCTCCGTCAGCACTTGCTTTACCGAAGCAATCGTTACCACCCGTACAATCCGTAAATGTGCCATTCGCTATTCCTGCGGCTACTCCGCCGAAACAATTAGCTCCGCCGTCACACCTAGTAAATGTACCGTTCGCGCTTACGTACCCAAATGAATTATCCGACGCTTTACAATCTTTAAAAATTCCGTTTGCTGTACCTGTTGCTGCACCCCCGAAAGACCCGGTACCTGCGGTACACCTTGTAAAATTACCACCGGCGTTAAGTCCAAAACTATTATTTCCGCTAGTACAATCTGTAAAATCACCTGACGCGTCTCCTGATATTCCGAAAGAATCTACCCCTGCCGTACACCTTGTAAACGCTCCAAACGCTTCTGTATCACCGAATGAATCCGTTCCACCCGTACAATCTGTAAAGGTTCCGTTCGCTGTACCCCCTGCGGTTCCGCCACCGAAAGAATTATTTACCGCAATACAACGTTTAAATGTCCCGCTCGATACTATACCAAAACTATTATTCCCTCCGGTACAGTCTATAAAAGTTCCACTGCAAATTGTAGTTGTGCCGCCGCCAAATAGATTATCGTTTTGGTAACCGCAATTTATATAACGACCAGAATAATCTATATCTTTTCTTGTCGGGTTACTATTCCCGGAAGCATCGAATAAAATATCTTCTAAAATAGTATTCGGTAAAGCTGTATCCGGGTAATAAGCAAAATCTGTTGCTATCGCCGAAATAGTTTTAATCGTTATATTTTTAATATGTACGTCGTCCGCCGTTTGTGCTAACGTATTTCCAGACCCAGAGTTTATTACTATGGAATCTTTTGCTCCGATCCCGATAATATCAATAAATGGAGTATCTAAAACTAAAGCCCCTACTTCCATAAAATATTCACCCGGTAAAAGTAATACCGCGCCCCGATTTGACGCGCTTAAAGCAACCCCATTAGGTGTTAACGATTGAGCAAAAACGTAAGCCGCTAAAAGGTTAGTGCCGTTATCCGCCGCGTTATTAGTTATTTGAGGGATAACGTAGTTTGGCATTTCGGTTAGTACAGGAGAGGCTACCCGAAAAGAAAGGTTCGGTGCGCCCTCTTTATACATATGGAAAAACATCTTCGAAATATCAATATCCGAATTTGCCATTAGTGTTCTTGCTGATAGTTTTGTCATTGTTTTTTATTTTTAATTATTCAAATTCATATACTACATCATCTTCAAAAGCGAACGCGTCATTATCTTCAAACTGTTTACTAGCCAAGCTAGGGATCGGTAATTCGTAGATCCGTCCCGAAAAATCAAACTGCGTAACCCCCGGAAATAATGCCACCAGTTTAGCGTTATCAATTACAGCCTCAAAAGTATAAACGTTCACTAACATACTCTTTTTTAAGAGTGAATTTCCTAAAACTGAAATCCAAGGGGAATCCGATTCGTGAACGTGAACAGTAGATATTTCTCGTATTATTTTTACACCTCCAGCACCTTTTGGAGCAACGCCCATAACTCCAGCTATATCACCTATTATAGGTGGAGACCCCGATGTTTTTGTAAATATCGCTTTGATAGTTGTTTTTGCATCTAATAAAACATTTCCAGTTATTACAACACTTGTTGCGTAATCATATGACTGTATTACTCCGCTCCAATCGGTAGCATCACTATAATCCCAAGCTAATACATTGCTATCCGATTGAATTATATTGTTTACTCCGTTTTCTTCGATCGTTAATTGTGTTCTATAAATTATCGACCAACCCGAAGCGGCGTAATACCTAGCCCAATCTTGGTTAAAACCGTTGTTAGGTAACGTAGCGTCGAAGAATTGGGAACTTACGTTAGCTAACGCTACGAAGTCTTCCCAACGTATTTTAAAAGGGTAAAGTAATTCATAAAATTTATTATTCCCCGAATCAGAAGCAGAATCCCGAAGTAAAGAAATTACATCGAATATATTCCCGGCTCCCATTTTAAAGCCTTGGGCTTCTACAATATTTACTTCCTGTACCCCCGCTACTACCGAAGCCGAAACGGTAGAAAAGTTTTTCGTTTCTAAATTAAAATTCCCGTACGTCGCGTGAGAGGCAATTATTTTTACAGCTACATTTTTTAATACAGCCCCGTTAGTTATATCAATAGAAAAATTACTTTTCCCTATCTGCCAATCTTCTACGAAGCTACCCGAATAAGCCTCTGACGCACCAGCTACCGTAGTTTCGGGGTGACTTATAAATTCAGTAACTACGTTACCAGCGTCAGGGTTCGTTAAATCTTGATCGTAAACGTTTAACCCGTAAAATAAAGCAACCTTATCGGCGTCTTCCGTAGCTAGGGCGTGGTTTTGGATAGTAACAAATAAAGCTAATTGTTTATTCGTAGCCGCTTCTATTCTCGTTTTATAGGCTGCGGATAAATCTATTTTTCCGGTAATAAGTATCGTAGTAGAACTTATAAATAATGCTTGTATTTGTTTAAATACTTGTTTCCCCGTAGCGTAACCATCGCCGTTTACCGCTACCGCTCCGACGGTTTGTAAAGCCCGATCGAACATAAAGTTGGTAGCTACGTCGGTAGAAGTATTAATATACTCAGTATCTGACTCCGGTAAAAAGAAATGATTTAAAACAAACTTTGTGTTGTTATTTGAGAACGCAGGAGCCGCCGCGCTTATTACTATTGCGAAGCCCGTTTCTTGACTAAAATCTACGTATGTTTTTGGTAAACCAGCTACCGTAAATATTGGCGGGGAGATAGTAAAATAATTTTTACCCTTATTAAAATTTTCGTTAAACCATCCTGTATTCCCTATTAAGAAATCATCTTCTGTAACGTGCTTTCTGTTCGGATCGTTTAGCGTATAAAGCAATTCGATATTATAAATATATCTTAAACAATTTTTATCTTCGTAATAGTCTGGAATAATTAACCCTAGTGTATTTAATTGATCTACTAAAAATAAAGGGGTAATGTAAAACGTGTGTGTTAATACAAAGCGGTTCAATGTTCCATACCCCAGAATGTATGCTGATCCCTGATTGTTGGATTTAAAAAGACCCTGCTGTATTAAATCAACTGTAATTAATACGTTTGTATAATCAATGCCTGCTTTACTAAATTTATTTTCATTGCCATCTATTAATGAATTATAATTTACAGAATCTTCGTTTTCAATTGTATTAGCTTTAAAATTTATTCCAGTGCATTCCGTTCTTCCATCAATACTTACTGCCGAAAAAGCTGTTACAACTCCTACTCCAAAAGCTGCACCGTCTACCGTTATAGTTAATCCGTCCGAGCTTATAGCTGTAATATTTCTTATATAATGAGTTGGAGCAAAATAAATATCTACTACATCGCCAACTCTAAAACCCTCGGCTGTCCAACTGTCTCCGCTATAATCGTTTACTCCACCACCAGCCGCAACCCACCACATTTCATTTAAATTTGTATATAAATTTTTAGAAACATCCATTTCTAAAAACCATTCCGCCTGAAAGTCAATAGTAGCAATTATCTTATCTCCAATCGCTCCTAATAAATAATCGGTTGTTTCTGCACGAAACTCGTTTGTAAAAGAGATAGAATTAATTTTAACAGCCATTATTTATATTTATTTATTGCGTTATCTAAATCTTTTCTTGCATCTTGAAACTCAACTAATTTGCTTTTTAAATCTGAAAATGTAATAGCCTCCTGTATTTTTTTTGCTGCCTCAGGTGAAATATCTTTTTTGTAATTTTCAATTTGCCTCGGCAACTGCTCCGCTATTTTTACAATATATTTAGAGCCTTCTTCTACGTATTTTAAAAATGCAGGATCTATCATTCGCCTTGATTTTCTATTAGTATTTCTGTTAAATTATTATCGTAAAGTTTGTTTTCTTTGTATTTTATTGCCGCTGTATCCTGCCATACGTTCCATTTTAACGATAATAATTTAGCTGGATTGTTTTCTGGAGTTATAATTCTTGCTTCACCTTGGTTATTATTATTTAGTCCACGTATTTTATAATATGATTCGATACAAAAAGGTATAACAGGAATATTCCATTTATACGATTGATTGGCCGCCGGTTTATTTGTCGAAGGAACAAAACTTTCTATATAATGGAATTTTTCCCACATTTTTAAAGCAGATAATTTAGTTTCATTATCAGTAGCTACTTTTACCTCCCATCCGCTGCCTGTTATTAACACGACTTTAGGAATAGAAAACATATCATTCGATAATGTTAACATACCAATTCGTCCCGACATTATTGATGCAAGACTTTTTTTATTTACATTAAATGCTGGTTTTTTTATTAAAGGAATCTTTACTCCAATCGTATTTAAAGCTTTTATTACTTTGTTAATAAAATCTATCGCTATATTTACTACTTTCAAAACAGCGTCAATAGCTGTATATACAGGTGTAAGGAGTTTGTCTATTGCTTTTAAAAACTTGTCTACTAAAATCTCTACATCCGTTAATGTGTCTTTTCTCCTTCCTAAAGCAAAAGGAATAGAAGGCTGTTTAAACCCTTTTATTAAATCCGATTTTGTTGGATCAGCGTTTTTGTGAGTGATAAAATTCTTTACATTAGTTCCCTTGTATCTGTTTACGGTATTGAGATCTAAAGAATCAATTTGAAATTGTATTAAATAATTAGAAATCATTTCATCCGCATTGATTCCGTAAAATTCTTTACGTACATCCGGTATATTATACACCTCAGTAGATGAGCCAAAATCCCTTCTTTCGAAATGAAATACATTTCCTATTATAATATGCTTCGCATTTAACACTCCCTCGAAAGCCCTTATTAAATCTCCGAAAGTTCCGTTAAAATATCCTTTCTGTTTTGCTGTTTTATTTTTTTTGAATCCTGCTTTATTTTTCTCAGGTAACAATAACATATTACTATAATCCCCGCTCGTTAATTCACTACCTGTTGGTACGCCTGCCTGTAAAATTGAACTGGAAAATGTTAATCCTAAATATTCACACGCCTTTATAAAATGCGTTTCAACCATCATTCCTAAATGATATTTTATAGGTTGAATTAACTCATCCATTATTGCTTTAATTAATTTCACTAAAGCAATAATTAAAATCACTAAATAAACTATAAGGAAAATAAGTTGCAAGACCCCTGCTATTATTGATAAATAACCTCCTATTAAAGATATAACGTCTATAATGTTCTTTATCGTTGTGACTATTTCACGTCCTATAACATATGCGCTGATTAGAAATAATGCAGCACCTTTATAGTCTGGAATATCAGAAACAATATACGGCATCTTTATAAAATCTGCATCCGTAATTATTCCACGCTGATACAATAGATCGAAGCTAAATCCATCCGCTATCTCATCCATCCAATCGGAGTTTTTTGCCTCACGTACTTTCGTTATTACTTTTGCACATGAAAACTCTGCATCGTTCGTGAGATCTATATAACCATTGAATAGTGTTAAGCCATTAACTTTTATTTCTAAAGGCACTCCGTAGAAAACCCCTGATCCGCCTGTTATTCCTGTTGCTAAATAGTTTTTTAAAATATCTGCATTTTCATTTACCCATGTAAATTTTTCTGAGGATATAGCTGTTTTTATTTCCGTTGGATCTTCAAAGTTTAATTCAAGTTCTAAGCTGCGATACTCAACAGGTTCACGTACGAATTTTCCGTCTATGTAAAATTCTAAATTCATCGGCGGAAATTAGGCTTCTTTGAAATTGTTTTTATAATATGCTTTTTACCGTCCTCAAACGTAGATGTAACAACGTTTCCGAACTGATCTAATTTAGTTTGATGTACAGGTTTGTTTTTTGTGATCTCAATAAGTACATCCATCTTTTTCTCCAAAGCACGATTATTAATAGTTGTATTTGAGTTTAAGAATACCGGGACTTTCGGAAATAAAACATCGTCACTTATCGGATTGTTTAACATTTCTTTTAAGTTATAAAATCCTTCACGACCAAGGTTTGACATTTCGTTTGTAGTTAAAATCCCTTCTCTTTTATCCAACATCATTAACCTATCATTTCCTGCTCCGTGAGTTTTGGAGCTTCCAAGCGTTACCGAATCGGAAACCTCTCCTACTATACCACCTTTTTCAGCAAACGCAGCAGTGATCCCCTCTGAAATAGCAATATCCCTTATCGCTTTCGTTATCGCAGTGTCCGGGTCTTCTTTTGCATAACTAGAAAGTAAAGAGTAGTACGATAAAATCTTTTGTCTTAACTCCTCAGCTTTTTGTTGTTTTTGTTTTTCAATTTCTAATTGTGCCGCTTTTTCCTGCTCTAACTCTAAAGTATTTGCCTGCCCTTTTTCTGCACGTTCCATTTGCCTTTCTAGGCTTTGATCCTGCGCTTCAATTTCTTTATCAATAGCGGACATTTTTTTATCGGACTGCTTTTGTAGTGCTTTATCCAAAACATCAACTGCAAAATCTGCCTGCTCAACGGCAAACTTGGTGCGCTCTTTTGCAATAGCTTTGTCCGATTCAATTTTTTCTTTGTTTATTTGCTCTTCTGTTTTTTGTAATTCTAGTCCATTATTTTTAAGATCGATCTTTAATTTTTCATCAATCTTTTTTATCTCAGCAGCCTTTACTTTTTCATCGTTAATTGTATTGCGTATTTTTTCTCGTTCATTTTCCGCTTGCTCTTCTAGTAGCGTTGCCCGGTCTATGTTTTCTTTAATTAATGAAGATTTTATAAATGCAAATTCAGCGTCCCTTTGTTTTGCTATTTTTAAGCTGAACAAATTCTTATCTTTTAAAATATCCTCGTTTGTTTTTTCGTAAGCTAAAGTTCTTTGATCTAAAACTTTTCTATCCCCATCAACAATATCTTGAGATAATAATATATTTGTTTCTCTTTGTATTTCCGCTAAGCGCTGAGCCCTTTTTATTTCTTCGTCATCTAGTTTTTTAATTTCTTCTGCGTTTTTTATTCTGTTTTTTTGATATTCATTTACAACCTTCGCTAATTCCTTAATTGCTTCCTCGCCTATGCCTACCAGTTCGCCTTCCTCATTTATTTGTTGAATAGATTTTAATTGATTTGCTAATTTTACAGCGTCCGTTTGATTAAGTAATGCCTGTTCATTAAACTGTATTCCAGTTTTCTCTTTGAAAATCCTTATTTCTTCTTTGGTTGTTTTGTTTTGTTCATTTAAAAGTTGTGCGGCTATTTTCCTTCGTTCTTCTAATTGATTTTTTTCATCATTCAATTGTTTTTCTAAGATTGCAGATTGCTCATTTGCGGATAATTTCTTACTTCTTAATAGCTCAACTTCTGCAATGGCCTGTTCAACATTTCTTTGGCGTTGTGCTGCTGCGTTTTGCCTTAATAAATCTTCGGAAGCGTCCTCTGCTGCATCTAATTTTAATAACGCTTCTAGTTGTTTGTCATATAAATCTGCTCTCGCATTTCCTTTTCCTGTTGCTAATTCGGTAGCTATGATTTCTTTATTTATAACATCTAGAGCTAATTTAGCACGCTCGATTTCTTTTTTTGCTACTTCATCGCCCAACTTAATAGATTCCAATAAAGCGGCATTGCGCTCTTTAAATCCAATTGTAGTATCATTTGAAATCTCGTTGTAATCTTCTTGGTTTTGTTTTAATTTTTCTATCTCAGAGGTTAATTGCCTTACAGCCGGGCGGGACTTTTCTAGTGCTTCAAAGAAATTATCCAATGCTTCATTTATTTTAAATATACTGTTAAATGTACCCGTTCCAGCATTGGCTAATTGCAACATACCTTCCTTAGAAAGCCGATCCATTTTATCGGTTAAATTTTGTGCTGCCTCCACTCCTGATTTTAACGCTGCAACTAAAAAAGCAACGGCAGTAACGGCTAATCCAATACCAACACCTTTTAACACACCCTTAAATGTAACTCCCTCCTTAGAGTTTTCCTTCATTTGTTTTTGAAGGTTTTTAAGGGTAATTAAAAGTCTGCCTATGCCCGTGCTAAATAATCCGGTTTCCTGAAACGCCTCTTTGATTTTATCTTTGTAATTACCGACTTCGCGCTGATTTTCCCCAACTGTTTTATCAATAGCTTTTAATTTCTGATCGAGTTCTTGAGTGGACTTTATTAACGCCCTATCAGCATCGTTCAAGGCTTTGCCGGATGCGATTAAATCTTTTACTTCGCGTTTTTGTTTGTTTAGTTTTATGGAAAGTTTATCATAAGCATTTACTAAGCCTAAAGTTTCTTTTGCAGCTTGCTTGTTAGATTTATTTTGCTCCTGTGTTTTTAAATTTACCTCGGAAACTCTTTTGGCGTGCTCGGTTTGGGAAACCGCTAATTTTAATTCTGCCTTTTGAAGATCATCAATAATCTCCTTCTTTTTTTTAATCGACTTATTTAATTCTTCATTTTTTTCTAAAACCTCCGCAAGACCTTTAATATCGCTATCTGAAAACAGATCAACCTTTGTTCCTTTTAATTCCTCTTTTAATTTAACTAACTTTTCAAGCTCCTCAATTTGTTTTTGCAAACTGGTTCCGGCTTCTATATCTACCTGTAATTTATACGTCTTTGCCATTAGCTTTCTTTATTGACTTATTGCGCTTGGTAATCAATTCCTGAAACTTCAACCGCTGCCCCAGCGACATTCTTTTTATACTTTCAATACTCTCGGAATTGCTTTGTTCCGATAAATTGAACACCATCTCCTCATATTCGTTATAGACCTTAACTACCGACTGATTATAATTTAGTCGGTCTTCCTTTTTTAAGCTCTTTAAATTTTTATACAGCGAAGATTTTAATTTTGCAATCTTATACCAGTTTGTTTCATCTTCTAAAGCAAACTGAATCTTTATTATTCTTTTAAGAACTCTTCCGGTAGTGGAGTTTTCATCAGTTCCAGCATCTGAGCATAAACCCCTAATATTGTTCCAGATGCTTTTATAAAATTTTCTACCGCCTGTTCGACTACTCCTCTGCTAAGTCCAGCCTCCCGCATTTCTTTTATTTTTCTTTCGTGCGTAATATCTGAAATGTCGTTTTGCTTTTCGCCTTCTTCCAAACAGATAAGAGCAAAACAGTAGGTATAAGCATCGTAATTTAATTGCTTTAATGAGATGGCCTTTTTATAGTTTACCCACTCTAAAAGGCCGTCCGCATGATTCCCGGAGTTAAAATTTTGAATATACTTTGTATAGGTTGTTAAAAATAAAGGCTCATTTACTTTCTCGAATATCTGTAATAGCCATTGTTTGAAAATATGGAAACGCTCGTCGTTAATATCGAACATGGTCTCCATTAGATCGTACTTTTTTTCACCTATTGTTATTTGTTTCATTGAGAAAATTTATAAAGTATATTTGTTACTATTGCGTTGTAAGTTATTATTAAGATGAAATCTTGGTACGGGTAAGCGGATCTCCAAAGCAAAAGTTCCGCTATACCCATCCAAGTTGCAGTGCATAACACACAGCCCCCTAAAATCTTTATTAACCATGCCGGCAAATAAACAAACCAATTCTCTAAAAGGTAAGTATATGGCTTGTTAAATATTTGGTCTTTCTCAATGCTAACATATAATAAAAAAGCATTTAAAAAAGGTAATAAGTATATCATTTTATCTGTAGGGTTTTAACTCGCTGTATCAAATCTTTTGGCAGTATATCTTCAATGGCAGTGTCTGTTTTAAGGAAAGGTGCGCGAGGGTTGTGAAAATAAAACCTACGCTCCAATGAAATATTATTTAATCCATCAAAATCAACTCCGTTAGGAATACAATCTTCTATCCAATAAGGGTTAACAGGCGCAATCATTCTATAAAACCAGCTGTCTATTCCGGACTTTTGAAACCCGTCTCCCGGCAACCTGTCCAGTATTGAAGTTGAACAAGCCATGTTTAATCCCGTCTTGCATCCGTATCCGAAACTTTTTTGATCGAATAGGATCACCATTTTGTAATGAATAGAGTAATAATATCCAGTTCGGTTTTGAATCCAATCGTACCCTTCATTTACTTTATCCATTGTTCTACGTAGGCGCAAAGGCTCTGCGTAACAGTCCGCAGCTTGTAATAGAAAAACTTTACTTGACTCGCTTCTACGATCTGCTAATGTTTTCCATTTTTGCGGCAATGGAATATGGTAATCTATGGCTAAATACTTAATTGAAACACATCCAACCTCTCGTAACCTGTCTGCGTATTTTTCAACTTCTTCAAGCCCAAATTGATCTATCTGCTCCTCCATTATCAAAAGCTCCCACTTAAAATCTACTTTCTCCTGTCTGCAAAGGCTTTCAAATGCTACCCATGCTATTGTTTTTGAGTTGTAAATAGGAAGAGCAACTGTTAATAAAATCATACATTTATTTTTATTGCGCCCCAGTTAGGGGTTTCAGAGTTTATAATCCGCTTTACTATTTCGTTTTTCTCATATTGGTTAGGGCTGTTTTTGTGCCTACATTTCTCATCTTTAAGATCACAAACATCCTCCACGCCTTTCTTGTAGGCTTCAAAGGAAAATGTAGGAATAATACTTAGTTGCATTTCTGCTTTTACTTTTTTACGCTCTCCGTTGTAAATATCATACATTGACGGGTGGTAAACTGAATCTTTGTTACTCATAAATTATCTTATTTTGTTATAATAAAAATCCATCACCTCGTTACGTTCCGCTTGTCTAACTTCTGAAATATCAACACGGTTTTTAATGGTTCCCCATTTACAAACTACTCCATTCCAAACTACTACTGATGAATCGTTATACATTTGCAAATACTTTTGGAGGGGTGTTTGTGCTTAAAAACAAATCAACCCTGGTGTCTATTTTGTTTATTAAAATTTCTGTTAACCTATCTTCGTTATCAGGCATTAAGCCGATAGCAAGATCATTTGTTTTACCCTGAACAGAGTTAGCTATCGGCGAATTAGATGTTAAGTCAAATCCATCAGCTCCGGGTATCAACTCTATGGTGTTGTGAAAAGCTCCGTTAATATAAAAATCCATTACCTCCTCCGGCTTTGAGGTATTTGGACTTATTTTCTTTTTCCATTTTTGATACCTTAGTGCGCTTTCCTTTGATTTAAAAAAAGGATCATCAACATATTTTGGCAATAAGTTTCCGTCTGCATTCAATCCTAAAAGCAATTGAGCCCTATTTAAGTCGGGAATTTCTTCCTTATTTTCCTCAATAGTGTCATCCGCTACCTTGTCGACAAACAAAGGCAGTGATTTCAACTTTAATATTAAATCCTCTACTGTGCCCATTTTGCTACTAAATAAATACGCTCGTTTACTATTCCGCTAACTTGTCCGAATTGCCCGGACTGCTCAATGGTAAATCCGCAACTCTCAAACAAATCTATTAACTCGCTCTGATTAAAATGCTTAATTACCGTTGGATCTGGCTTATATGAATCATTTTTATTTTCCTCTACCCAATCTCTGTTTGGAGTTACAACAATTATTCTACCGCCTGGTTTTAAAAAGACTTTTATTTTTTTTAAAGTAACATCTAAATATTGAATATGAGCTATTGAATGCATGAAATAAATAACATCGTATGTATCGAATTCGTAAGGTTTTAAATACGAAAATTCAGGGTTATAATCTTCTACGTCAAACCCATGAGCTGCATGGTTTGTATATGCGTTTATTTTTAAAACAGAAGCACCAAGTCCGCACCCGTAATCAAGGATCTTTAATTTCCCATTCCCAATTAAGGAGCATAAAAATTTGTGCTCTAAATTATATTTCAAAGTCCCGTTAAATTGTTTTAATTTTTCTGCGTAATCCATATTTATAAACATAATAATTTTTTTATCTTTTCCCCTGTCGCTTGGTAAGAGTGATTTTTTAATACCCAATTTCTTGTATTTTGTTTGTGTTTTAATAATTCTGCCCGGTTCATAAACGATAATTTTTCGATGTTATCAAACAACTCTTTCTCTGTGTTTGAAACAAAAAACGGTGTTTTTATCCCATAAGCATTTTTATAAACTTGTTCAGTTGTGTGATTTGTTATTACTATCTTACCCATTGCCGCCGCCTCCAGTGCTGTTATCCCCCAACTTCCATAAGGTTTCCCATCTTGTTCAGGGGCGAATAATTCTATATAAGCATCGCATTTTTTAATACGTTCTAACTGGAAATCATAATCAACTTTTTGAACTGACATATTAAAATAAAAATTTCTGTTTTTTTCATGCGCCCAATTAACGACCCTTTCAATAGTATCTGTTCCTTTTGTTTTTTCGCACGATGGGTAATGTGCAAACCTGGTGAAATCGGAATTAATAATATTTGGTTTTAATTTATCGGTATCAATAGCTCCAACTACGTAAACTTCATTCTTTGCACCAAGCCCGGAAAACTCCCCTAATGCTATTACTGAATGTTCTACATAAGGATTAAACACCGAGTTAAGCTCTTTATATCCTTTGCGATAATTAGTGCCGGTATGATAAACTATAACTCTTTTATTGTATGCCTTGCAAACTTCTAAATAGGCGACATCGGAATGCATTATTTGAACTATATCCGCCTGTTTAATTTTTTCTACGATCTTAGCAAAAGGAATAGTTAAACTATGTGTTTTGTATTCAAAACTGTGTGGTCGCTCTTTTATATCCTCACAATCAATACCTACGCTTCTTAATGCGTTTGCGTTGTCATGAGAAAAATTAGCCCAATCGTTATTGCAGCAATTTAACACCTTCATACCCAATTATTATTTTGCAATATATGATCTACCATACCCTTACATATTCCGTATCTATTGGCTAACATAACTCTCGTTACTTTATTTGGAATGTATTCGGATCTAATTTTTTTGGCAATTTCTAAAGTTATTTTTGCTCTCCCGTTATTTTCTCCTTTTGCTTTTATTAGTCCCACTTTGTGCGCGTGAGCTGTGTTTTCCTTTTTTGTACACCATTCAAGATTCTCAATTCTATTATCGGTTTTAATACCGTTTTTGTGATTAATACAAGGTTGGTTTTTTGGGTTTGGAATAAATAATTTAGCTATTACTCTATGAATAAAAATGTTTTTCATTACACCTTTTTTATAAAGAGAAGTTGTTTTGTATCCATTTGAAACGCGAGGTTTAAATGTCCTTTCTCCAGTCTCTCTAAAACCAATATTCATATGGTTAACCCTTCTTGATAACGACTTAATTTCTTCGGTTTCTATATTTATTTCATATAGATTTTTATACCCCGGAATTGAATGCCAACTTTCTTTCATTGAATGTTTTTTTATGATTGGGTTAACATAAAACAAATTATCGTACTAACAAATCTTTTTTCGGTCTGTTAATTACATCTTTATAAATTCCATCTTGGTACTCATCCCCGAACCTTCTACGTGCGTTATCTTTCCGTCCCTTGTTATATAATACAATAGGCTTATAAATTATTCCTATGCGATCTTTTCCGCACATTTCTAAACACGAAAACATTAAGTTAGATTCAGTAGTTGCTTTTACCCACTCTCCATTTACTTTAAAATCCTCCTCAGTTAATTGATCGAAAAGAAACTTTTTAAAAGTGTTTAAACCAGTACTTCTGTAAACGGATTTTCGATAAGACCTTTCAGCGTGAATAGTAGGACAGAACGGAAGAAATCCGTCAGGTAACTGATACCCATCCTGCGCTATCCAGTTTCCGTAAGTCATCCAGTTGCCCTCTAAGTATTTATCTTCAATTGTTTCAAGTGCAAAAGAAAACAACTCATCATCCAAACCAAGTAGTACTATTACAGTTTCCGGATCGAACTTCTTTTTACTAAGCCCATGTAATGCTTGCCACCTTCGATATGCAGCACCTTTATTTTCTGAACAGGTAAATATTTCTATTCTCGGATCTGAATTATTCAGACTAATTAATGCGTCTTTAGTGGCTTGGTCGCTACCGTCATCAATTATTATAGCATCGAAATTTTTGTACGTTTGGGAAACAATACTATCGTAACATTTTTTTACGAAAGTAGAGCAGTTGTAACCGGATGATATGATGAGGAATTTTACCCCCATATTAACCAAGCGATTGTTCCCCAGCCTAAAGCGGCTATGGTAAGGACTATTATTAGCCCTGATCTTATATTTCGGAATTTATCATTCATTATCTTACTAAATGCCCTGTTATTATTCCGGGTTTACAAGGTAGGCAGTAGTGATCCAACGAGCTAAAATCAATAGTCAATGTATCAATTATTCCTTTTATTGGCTTCCCTTCCGGAGGAGTGTATCCGTTTAAAATACCATCATATTTTAAAGCAAACTGTTTAAACTGCTCACGTTTAGAATCTGAAATTGAGTTAATTCTATTGGCTGCATACGCATCATATAATATTCTCGTTGCTACTGCGTGTTGTAACGCTCTTGCAAACATTTGAATATTAGTTACCAAAACAGAAGTAATGTCGCATGTAGCATTAATTTTAGCTATCAATCCGTATGTTTGACTGGTAACAAAATCGCCAACATTATCAACTAAAGGAATATCATACCGGGATTGCGCTGCGTTCCAATTCAAATAAGAGTTGTTTATTTCTACTGGATAAATACCTAAATACTTATTATATATTTTACTCACTGCATTCGAACATCCACCACAATCAAAATTCATTGTTAGCGCTTGTCCTTGTAATTGTTGAGCTTGCACGTTGTTAGGATCTTGCTCATAATACCCTAATAAATAATTTTGACCGGTGCCGATATTATCACCTTCGTACCTTAAAATTGCCGAGGTGATCGCTTGCCACACTAAAGAGTTTGCCGTAGTAATGCTGAATGTATAAGTGGCTAAAGGCTCTATTTGAGAGGTTACGTACAAATAAATTTTAAGATTACTTTGAATAACATTAGATTGGAAACCAAGCTTAGTAATTTGTATCGAAAGGTTTTCACTTGAATGCGGTCGTAACCAGTATCCAACGAACCTTGCATTTTGAGTTACCCGATCATTAAATGAAGCAACACCGGTAACGATACTTTGATTATTTAAAAGCTCCCGGGAGTTAAGATTTGTTTTTACACGATTTACAAATCGTTCTAAAATAGAGATCGTTTCAGAAGACAAAACATTTGCCAGGTAAGTTTTAGCGTCCGTTTGGTTGATCGACAAAACAGCGTCCAACATTTCAAAATCAACTGCAGTAAGATCATTAACGTACAAACCGCTTGTGCTTGCTTTTAGAGCAGCACTCAGTCCGGTATAAGTAGCGGAAGCGTCTGCACGAAAACCAACTAAAGAAGTAGCTGCGGTTAATAACGTGGTCTTATTATACATACTGAATTTTTGTGAGCCTATATATAGGAGTCGAACCTATTCTCAGTAAGATTTTACCTTACCCTCTTGTCCATACAAATAAGGCAGTAAAAAAACTCAGGGATATTACACCCTGAGTAATTATTTAAGATGCAAACGTATTGTCATCCATAACTCCGTACTTGAAGATAGGGGTTTCAGTTGCTACGGAAATCGGTTGTACCGCTTTCGCATAGTTAAAAGAAATTTCCCATGTTTCAGTAAAGTCTTGCGTACCACCACCATCGGCAGAGGTATCAGCACAATCACTAATTTTGTAAACGTCAAAAGTAAACTCTGGACGTAATAGCGATTGCATGGTTGTCCAAGATTTCTCTCCGGAAACTTTATTTGCACGGTTCAAAGGATCATTCCAATCAACGATTGCAACACCTCCCGCAGGAACGATGTAATGCAATGAGGTGTAAGTGTTTCCACCTATTGTCCCTGGTGTAATTAAGTTTGAAGGGAAAAATTCAAATCCAGCAAATTGAAACGCAGTATTGGCACTGTTGCCAGCACCTTGATTTACATACTGACGTTGTTTAGCTGTCCACATGGTATCATGTAGCTCCAAAAACGAAGGGCTGTAATTATTTTTTTGCATATCAGCCGTAACCAAATTGTAAAAATAATTCTCATTCGCTAATGTAACAGCCATAATATCATTGACAGCATCAAACGTACCGGAACCTCCGGCATTTACTCCGGAACGATTTGTATTCAAATAGTCGATCAAATCCTGGTCGATATTTGTCCACAAAGAAACCTCTGCATTATACAAATCGTTGGCTAATGCTCTTGCTTGCGCTACTTCATTGCCGGCATGTTGTTTAAAGTTGGTCTTGATAATTACGTTCTTGGTTCCCCAAGTCAACGCTACACTTCCACTTCCTGATTGTTCACCCGATGGAGAACACCCTTTAGTAGTGCCTACTGTAAACGCTTTCTTTTTTAGATAAAGAGCGGTAGTGGCTTGTGTGGTAGCTTGTCTTAGTGTTCCTAAATTAGGGAGAGTGAAATCCCTGTCACGTAAAAATATATCCATAGCTTTTGTAAACTCAGGACGTAATTGGAACTTTTTATTTGCATCCGCTTTTATAAACGCTCTCGCATCTTGTAAAACAGTTTCTGCGTAAGCGTTAGCTCCTGCAATTCCAGAAGGAAGTGCTTCTCCGATTGCATATAAAGCAATACCGATCGGTAAGGCACCGAAAAGATTTTGAAATAATGCTACCGAAAACAAACACGCCAATAGCATGATTGTACTTATTTTATTTATTGTTTTCATTTATGATTTGTTTGCGGCTTTCCACTCGACATACACTTTATCGGAAGCATCTGAGTTAGGTGTTAACTTTTCAGATTCCAATATTTCTGCCCATGTTTTGCCTTTATAATTACTATTTATTGAAGAAGTTCCTGTTGAACTTCCTGCTCCCCTGCCTCCGGTATCTTCTGATTTAAACTTAAATCCGTAGCTTTCAGCAAAAGATTTTACTACGTCCGAAACTTTCAATGGCTCTGCTAGATTATCTCTTAGCGGTTCACCTTTATCATTTAGAACAACGATAACATCACCTTTTTTTACGACTTTATGCTTTGCCATAAACGCGGCATTTAATAGCTCACGTTGTTTTGGTAAAGTGTCATCGTCATAGTCAAGAGGTAGTTTATTTACAGAAGAATTATATTCCGTCATAATCGCATCGGAGATAGCTTTTTCTCCTACTGTTTTTAATTCGGTTTCTTTTTCTTCCACAGTCTTTTTTAATAAGTCGATTTGATTCAATAAATCCTTGTCCGGGTCTTTGCCTTTACCGTCGTTAGATTTTTCCGTAAGTTTTGTAATCAAATCGTCCAAAGAATCATACTTTTCAACTCCGTACTTTTTTGCGATCTCCTCTTCCTTTAATTGAAGGATAGTCCCCTTTAATTTAACATAGAGTGATTTTGGAATCGTTCCTACATCAAATGTTTTGGGATCAACTAAACCGTTTTCTTCTTGAAACTTTATGTTAGAATTAGAAATTAATTTAGCTAAATCATCAACAGTGTGTACGATGTTTTTATTTGTAAATTCTTTAAGAATACTCTCATCCCCTGTTTCCGAGTCGGTCGCAGTTTCGAGAACTTTTTCGTCTATTTTCAACAGCTTAGACAGAGCCACTTGTAATTTTTTGTTAATCATTTTTTTATTTTTTTTTGGTTTTCCAGTGCTTATCCGGTTTTACAGATAAAGGTATCTTTTCAATAATATCTTCTTTGATTACCTCAGTTTCTTTTATGGTGCGACTTATAGCAGTTTTAGTAGAAACTGCGTCCGGCTTTAAAGTTGTTTCCTCAGAAATAATATCAATTTGTTTCCATGCGAAGTTTTTACCAAAAGTTCTTCGCATTTTGCTAAACTGTGTATCTGAAAATGTTTTTGGCTCTCCGCAAACATTTCCTTTACTATCAATTGGAACCGCTTTTACCATTTTCTTGAAGTTTTTTAATTAATGATTTTTTACCCATTACCTGGTAACCTTTTATTTGAGATGATTTAGCAAGCTCTCTTAATTCTTTTTCAGAATAGTTATCGTAATTAACTTCCTGAGAAAATTCGTTTGATGAATCAACTTTGCTCACCTCGTTGATAATTTCCTTTTCAACTATAACAGGTTTGGTTGATACTTTTGGAGTGGAAGGAGTTAACACCGTTTCTTTTATCTCTACAACAGCAGCACCAACACGTTCCCATACAACTCCTACTTCCGGAGCCCGGCTTACTATTCTTTCCCATTCGACATCAGAAAAAGTCATTAATCTCGACTGTACATCTTTTCCGTTGGTAGTTGTTTTTTTTACTTGAACTTGTCCCATTTTATTTCGATTTAGTTAAACATAATAAAATTTTTATATAGTCTTTAATAATTCTTGCATTTTTGCTTTTAACTTATTTGCTAAATCTTTATCCCCTGATTCCTCCGCTCTGAATTTTGCAAGCGCTAACTGTTGCATTGCTAACGGTATCTTACCTAGTTGATCGGCTTCGGGATTACCCCCCCCCATATCTTCTGCATCATTAGGTTCTATGTCTTGTTCCTTTACATACTTTTCAAGCGCAACAGAAATATCTTTTATTCTTTTGTTAAATTCTTGATCTGGTTTATAATCTTCTATCGATCCGTTTTCAATTTCAAAACGCTGAATAAAATCTACGAAATTTTGTTTTAATATTTTTTTGTTGTCAGATACGGATACACTTCCTTCGACCTCTTCGTAAGTAAATCCTACCAATGGCTCTAGCTCCATAAGGATTATATTTCTTGCTAAGTCGCTTTCTGATCTTATAAACCTAGTATAAACTAATTCTTCTACCAATGTTTTAATGTATAAATAAGATGATCCGCTTTTTTTACTTTGCTCAATCTCTTTTAGTAAAGTATTCTCATCGCGAAGATTTAATTTTCTACCGTAAATAATTTCTGCATTTACATAACGATCACCGTAATAAGCCTTTCCTAAAAAGTTTGTCAGTGTAGTTTCTACACCTTGAATAATATCAATGATCCCGGAAATAATATCTTCTAATGGTTTTAAATTAACCATTGCTTCGGTTGCTGTTTTCTCCAATTTATCCGAATTACTTACATTATTTATTCCTAAAGCAGCGTCCAGTATTTTGTTTTCCATCCAATCAATAGCGGCTTGTTGATAAGTTAATGCATCTACTGGAGGCGCAACATATCCAGCAACATTTGTAATATTAAATGCTTTCCCTTCTTCGTCTTTCGCAGGAAGTATAATTGTAGTGGATGCATCCTTTTTAAGGTTATGACCGCCTCCTAAACATGAAGGGCAAACAATATCAAAACTTTCTCCACCCTGTTCATATTGAATCCTTCCCTCTCTACACTGAACGCCGTGACTGGTAGCAACGCATCTTTGACCTGTTTGGTAGTAATTAGGATGGGCATGTAATGTTTCGGTTACTAAATGCTCTGCCATTTGGTGTAGATAATAATCTAGCAAGGAAATTATATCATCTACCGGACTTGTCTTTGTATAATCATCCGTTAAAGTTCGATTTATAAAAGAAACATTTACAGCCGGGCAAGATCCTGTATTATGATCTATTATTGGAAACTGTTCTGAAATTTTTACTTCTTCTCCTTGTTTTTCTAAAATATAATCCTTCTCATCATCAACTACCCTGTATAATGTAATTTCTTTTTTATCCCGAATAATATTTCCGTATTTCAAAACAATATACTCAACTGTTTTGCCGGTTACTTTGAAATTATAAACGTCATCAACCGAAACAAAAACAATATACGGTAACGCTTTGTATTCTTTTAATAATTTACGAATACCGTCTTTCTCTTGGTATCGCTTCCCTTCAAATTCAACTATCTTAGGTCTTTCAACCATAAAGAAACCATTGAACTCCTCGTAAATCGCTTTGGATAAAAAGTTTTTTATAAACTCATCAACGCTTCCACCTTTCCAACATTGCGATAATATTTTTTCTTTAAATTCTTTTGAAAGTTTGTCGCTATTTTTTACGAACTTGTAAAATTTAGAAGTGCCTTGCGCTGTTTTCCAACGTGATTGAGAATTAATAATCTTCTTAAATATTGGGCGGGTAAACGGTTTGGTGAGCAACTTCTTTTGTTTGTATTGCTCTACATTTTCATAACCGATAATTTGTTTAAGAACATTCTCAAATCCTACACCTTGAATATGTATTTTATGATCGTCCTGTATCTGTTTGTTAACAGACATTACGGGGCTTTCAGATGCTTTAACTAAACCGACAACTTCTTCTTGTGATAAAATCATAGTATATTATATCCGAATAAAAAAGAGTAGATCAATATTTTTACCACAACGCCCACAATAGCGGATGCCACAAATAAAGCAGCAACATACATTATGTACGCTGCTGCTTTTATTATTTTGTTTTTGTACTTCACTAGCTTACCGCCGGATTAACAAGGGTTAAGAAACCATCATTTTGTCCTGCCGGATCAGTCTTATTTAAATTGTGCTGATAAGGCCAATTAATAGGAACAAGTCCTCTTGTACCAAAACCGTTAAGAGCCATAGGGGGAATAAATGCAGGGGTTTTATACCCGGATTTGCCACCAAAAATATAACCCTTTGAAGTAATGATCCACATTTTTTTTCTTTGAGTACAATTAAGTGCTAAAAGAGATGCACGCAAAGCCTCGTCCAATAACTTAATGTTACCAGTTAAAGCCATGTTTACACCGAATGTGTTAGTAAGCCCGTCTGCGGTATCTGCTCCGGTTTCTTCTTCTCTGGACTGCTCTACAAGCTGCCCGTTGGTAAGTTCTTCGATCACAACTAATTTATCTGCACCGATGTCAGCTATCCCTACTTGAACCTCTGCTAACGTAGGAGTTTCTCCGACAACTGTAAGGGTGCCGGACTCATCCATTAATAAGGCTTTTGAAGGATAACCATAATCGGTAGCTTTGCACGGAAACGGAACAACTTCCATTTCGTCTGCGCAATTACAAGCTAAGTCAACCATTGTTTTAATTATTTGTTAAACAGTAAAGGCTCTGCTAACATAATATTATTTTTTACATACGATAATTTATTTGAAAATAAAAAAGCACCCGATGAAGGGTGCTTAATTAATATTGTAAATGAATGTTTATTTATTTTTTTATTAAAGGTCTCGCAGGATTTCCAATAACCGTTTCTCCTGGTAATACATCTCGAATAACAACTGCTCCCATACCAATAGTTGCTCCATCACCGATTTTTATTTTATTTTTTATCATTGCCCCTATTCCAATATAAACATCATTCCCAACTTGAACGCTTCCACCTATTACTACACCTGAAATAATTAAGCAATTTTCTCCTATATCTACGTTGTGAGCAATATGACAAAGAGTATCAATTTTTGTTCCTTTACGAATTATTGTTTGACCGTCTTTGTGTGTTGCTCTAACTATTACAGTTCCTTCACCGATTGAAACTTTATCTTCAATTATTATTCTTCCAGCGTGGGGTATCAATAACCATTCTCCGTTAATCTTTTCGTAACCGAATCCGTGGGGCGCGAAGTGTACATTCTTACCAATGTTCGCCCCTATTTCTACTTCTGCAAAATCAGGTATTGAAGAACCCCATGCAGGTTTGAAAGGGTATTTTTCTATTTGCTCTAAGCAAAACTTTTGACGTGATGTTAAGTCTTCCATAAACCTAACATATCATTTTTTATTTAATAATCCGAATTACCTCGAAGGCTTCCGCATATTCTACTCCGGTTTGTACTCCGCGTACTCGCGCGAGACCTTTTATAAAATCTTCGTTCATATAATTTCGGTGAGCCTGTGATTTATATTCTTTTAACGCCTGAATCTTTTTATTCAAATGATCTGCTTTGACTTTAAAAAAAGCCTGAGTTTTAAAAGTTAAATTGTTCCAGGGTAATTCATACCCGTAAATCGTACAATGTTTAAATGCTCTCAACGCTTCGTTATAAACAACTTGGTGATCCTGATGTAAATCATTTGCTGATGGAACAAAAATAGTGTCCGGCTTTATGTGATCTCTTTTCATAATCATTGCATCGAGAACAGCCTGCCTATTATTATCGAAATTGCGTACCGGGAAATTGTCAATAATTTTAACCCAATTAATTATTTTTGAAGCCTTTGAAAATTCATCAACTAAATCAGGATTATTGCAACATGAAAATGCAAGACAAAATACTTCGTTACCTTCCTCTACTAACTTAGCCATTGTAGCTCCGCACCCTAGTTCACCGTCGTCTGTATGTGGGGATAGTACAAGTACTTTCATTTAACATTTAGATGACCAAATTTTTAACATCTCTTTATACGGTTTCCCTATTTGAAAAGAGTCTCCGCTTCGAGTGCTTATCATGCAAGTTTTAGTACATAATTCGTGTTCGTCATCGCTCCCTCTTTCTCTTACCGACTCAATATCATTTGTATCAATGGTTATTTTTGCCTCGATGTCATCCATTTTTACATCGAGATCCGCCATTTTTTTATTGTACAAAAAACAAATTAATTCTACCTTCATATTAATTCACTTGTAAACAACCTGTATTTAATTGACCCTTCTTTATAGTATCGCTTCCGATTAAGATAGCGACTTTAACGAGAATATTATTTTTATCTCCTACTTTAAAACAACACCCTCCACCCCAAGCGTTATAATAATTGTTTTTTAAATCTTCGATCTTCCCGGCAAAAGAATGTTTTTGTTTATTCCAAACAGTATCTTTTATTGTGCCGTCGTAGTTTGACCCCGTAATAGTGAAGTCCGTGGCTTTTGGAAATTCAACTACGTAAGTAACATCAAAGAATTTCTTTTGCTCCGGTTCCGGCTCTTCTGTTTTTTTGCAGGAGACTAAAATTGAAACGCACATAGCGATCAATAGAATATATTTTTTTATTTCCATCGTTTTAAAATTTTAAAGTGAGTAACATTCGAAGCTATTAATTTGCAATCCCGATCATATAAACAGGTTATATTTTGATGCCTAATTTTTTCTAAAAGTGGATCAATGGCAATCATTGTATCTGTTTTCCCGTTTAAAAAGTGAACCTCAATAGTGTATGTGGTACTGTATTTGGCAAGCCTTTTTTCTCTTTCTAAATCGCATTCACACGAAAAAAAGGCAGTTAACATAAATAAAATTAGAATAGGTTTTAGTGTTTTCATGGTTTTTGTTTTTTAGATATTGTAAATTAATTCTTCTCCGGTTAAAGCGAAATAAAGGTTTTGGAGTTGATGAAACGTATTTGCTTTCATTTTCTTCCTCTGTTTTTAATTTTTAATATTTCAACGTCTGTTATAGTTATTACCTTTCCTAGCTTTATCCATATTCTTTTTCCTTTATTAGCAGATGCATAAGATACGCCAGCGAATGCACAAGCAGCCTTTAGAGAAGTATAAACTGTATCAAGTACCTTATTGTCAATAGTAATTACATATCCATCCATTTACCAAATATACAACTTATTAGTTAATACAGTTGTATAAAATACAATTTATATCCATCTTACAAATAAATCTGCTTAGGAATTAAATCAAAATAAACCCGCATCATTAAAGTGTCAGCAAAATCCGGTGAGCGTCCGAGTATAATCTTTTGTTCCTCCTTAGTATTAATTTGTTTTTTGCCATCCATATCAACATTGGCGCGCTTTATACAACGCAGATCATCCCGGATAAGTTCTTTAATATCCATCACTTTATTACCCATCTTTACCTTTGTTGATCTCACCCCGTCAACTATACAGCACTCGTTATTTATGTTTATTTTAATATCTCCAATGTTTACCCTATGCTCTGCCAGGTAATAAAAGCATTGTGTTTTAAGGTTTTTATAACTCTCTTTTAGCCCTTGTATTTTCTTAGGGATGTCTCCTCCGGAGAAACCGCGATAACCTCCGAGCCTTACCGTACCGGCTCCAACGCCATCTTGATCTATTAACACGTTTGATTTTTGTACTAAAAACTTCTTACGAGAGTCTTCAACAGCCTTAACAATATCATGAACATCGGATTGTTTCATTACTATTGTTTGCACAACCTCCCACCCTTTCCATACCATTATTACGCATAGGTCGCGCCCAAATCTTGCAGCATCACACGTAATATATTTATCATCGGAAGGCGAAACGAAATTAGAATCAATATCGTTGATCGAATTAAAATCGAATAAGGATAGATTGTCCTGGCGAACCTTCCAGTTACCGTCTAATAATTGAGCTTTGATCGAATCGTCCTGCGATAAAAGGTTTGCTAAATATTCCGGGTTGACTTTAAGCAGCTCTTTATTATCGTAAATCGTACCAGGAATAAATGTAACCGACTTAACCAGGTCTAAAGGATTCACGTCTTGACCTTCAAACTGGTTAAATATAAAAGGAGCCTTTTCTATAACCTCCTCTTTACTATCGCCCCATACCATAGCATCGCCATTGCGAATAAGATACCTTAATACGCCTGACCTTTCCGGTATAGGTATGCCGGTTTCTTGATCGATCCACCATTCAATGAATCTTGCAACCCAACTATCCGGATCAGGGTTACATGTTGCCCTAACATAAGGTATTACTCCGCATGTTGACCGGTTCCGGGTTATCATATACCAAAACATTGATTCAGTAAAATGCGTAAGCTCATCAAATACGATCAATGGTATTTGCGATCCCTGCCATGTGAATATATCTTTTTCGTGTTGTAAATGTGCAAAGGAAACTTTAGACCCGCTTGGAAATGTCCAGCTTACATTAGACTTATTTGGTCTTGCCCCTTCAAGTGGATATAACTTCATGGATTCATCCCACAGCCCTCCCTCATTCATTATCTGCGAAAACGTTCTACGGAAAAATACTGCGCCAAATTCGGGGTTTTTAGTATGATATAAAGGCTCTATTAATGAAATAAAAGTCTTTCCAACACCAGCACCCGAACCGCCAATTAAAATATCTGCA